TGTGAAACTTCTAGAACAAGGAGTTGAAGATCAACGGCCAGCAGAAAGAACTTTTAAAGTTGTTGAACCAGATGCACCTGTTGCTAGAGAAGAAAAGAAAGTAGATAGTCTTGATGACTTGAAAAAATTAAGAGAAGAACTAAATCTATAGGGGTTAGTATGAGTTTAATAAATATAGCAAAGTCACAGACACAAGGTGAAATCAGCGAGCTTGATAAAATCATAAAAGCAATCGAAGAGAGAACAAAACAAATGAAAGCTCCGATGGTTGCAAAAAGAGATATGTTCAGATCAAGACTTGGTGAAATTAATTCTGAAATTAAAAGGCAAAAGATTAATAAAGATATTCTAAAAGAGATTATAGACATGAGAGAAGAGTCTGATATCTCGGGCAGAGCAATTTCTGGAAATGTTCCAGTAGCTCCTGATGCCGAGGGTTTACCTCTTTTAGATTCTCTTGCCAATAGAAGATAACATAGTTAGGCTATTAGAATGGAAACCTTACCTAAACTAAACGACTTCGAGGGCGAACTACTCACTCCCGTTGTAAAAGAAAGATATCTAGCTATCCCAGAGAAACTAAAAAGAAGTTCAGAAAAACAACTCCGAAGAAAACTAGCTCCTTCAGTTGAAGAGATGCAGTTCAAGCAAAGATTCCATAGAGAATTCAAGATAGCACAAGAGCGGAATCGGAAAATGGTTATGAAGAAAGTTTATGATGGCATCTATAGGAAAGATTATTTCTATGAGAATGTCTTGTTTAACCATTTGCTGATGGCATGGGTTACCGCTCCTCTGGTTGATTTAGACCAGAAAATCAGCGCCGCTCTTTGGCTAGGTGCAGACAGATATGATGAACTAGTTAATATGGATATCACTACCACTAAAAGAATCAAAAATGAAAATGATGAATGGGTAATGATACAAGAAGTAGATCCTAAAAAAGCTATGGTTCTTGTAACTGTTATGAAGCATCTTGCTGATAGACATATGGGACTTGCTGTTCAAAAACAAGTTACTGTCAATATTAATGAGCCAAGCATTGCCGATGGCGATAAGGCAGAATTAAATATGGATAAGGTAAATGAAAGATTAAAAGAGCTTGAAGATAAGTTGGGTGAAACAAGTATATCGGTTTTACCTGCGGAAGACTAGGAGTCTGTTATAAACAAGGAAGAGATCCTCAACCTGAAGCTTGAGAAAGTTAAGCTAATGGAAGAGCGGTTACGACTTAGGGAAGGGTTGCCGTTTAAGTATGGATTCAAAAAATACAAATGGCAAACTGATTATTGTGATTCGAAACGGAAGCGCCACCGTTTTATATGTGCCGCCAATCAAATTGGGAAGTCTACTATTCAGATTTGCGATCGAATTGATGTTGCTACAAACCCTGCTTTATGGCCCAAGCTTTGGCCTCGACAGTTTAAATATGGTACAGCTGCCAAGCCGTTTAGCTGGTATCTATATCCTAACCAAGACACCGTCATGTCGGAATTTGTCGAGAAGTGGGTTCCTTACTACCTTCCCCGAGGGGAATTCAAGGATCATCCAGTCTTTGGTTGGAAAGAGCAAATTACTAATAAGATGCTTAAACACATTACCTTTAATAGTGGATGGAGAATCTATTTCAAGACGTATGGTCAGAATGTCCAAGATCTTCAATCCGGTACTGTATGGGCGATAGACTGTGATGAGGAACTACCTGAAGATTTACTTTCGGAACTTGAAGCTCGGTTGTTTGCTACTGATGGTTATTTCTCTATGGCATTTACTGCAACTCTTGGACAAGAAGTATGGAGAAAAACAATCGAAGGAGAAGGGGACGAAGAAATATATCCCGCCGCCTGGAAAAGACAAATAAGTATGTTCGACTGTTTAAAATATAGTGATGGTTCAGAAACTCCTTGGACTAAAGGACGAATTGAACAAATCATTTTAGGATGTAAAAGTAACAACGAAGTCAAGAGAAGAGTATATGGTAGGTTTGTTGTTGACTCTGGATTGAAGTATCCAGGGTTTGATAGGGAAAGAAACTATGTTGGTAGACCTAAAAGTAAAGATGGAAAAGTTTACACAGGTTGTCCTAAAGGTTGGAATATTTATTCTGCCATTGACGTTGGTAGTGGTGGCAAAGATAATCATCCTGCCGCTTATGTGTTTCTTGCTGTTAATCCAGGTTGTACTAAGATCCGTGTCTTTAAAGGTAAAAGACTAGACGGAATAGAAACTACTGCCGGAGATATATTAAAGTTCTATACAACAGATAAAGGTGCTATGTCTGTAACTGTCCAGGTTTACGATTCTGCGGCAAAAGATTTTGGAACCATATCTACGAGAATGGGTATCCCTTTTAGTAAAGCAAAGAAAGATCATGCTATTGGCGAACTTGCCTTAAACACAGCATTTAAGTCAGGTATATTAAAGATATACAAGGACGAGGAATTGATTAAGTTAGTGCGTGAATTAGAGACACTACTAATGACAACGCCCAAGAATAAGTCAAAAGATGATTTCATAGATGCATTAAGATACGCAATTATGGAAGTCCCAATAGACTGGGAGAAAGTATTAGAGAACGGAGAAATTAAAATAGAGAAGAAAAGTAATATACCAGATCCAAAAGATAGGAGGGCAATGTATGAGTACTGGGACAGTGAAGAATACCGGCAAGAAAACGAGAACAGCATCGAAACCGAGCTTGATTTCTGGGGGGATTTGTACGGCGAGTGATATTTGTAAAATCATAAAGGCCTGTAAAGATTCAAATGTAGCAACTTTTTCCTTTAATGGATTGGAACTTAGCTTTAATCGAGGAATGTCTGGCATGGAAGAAACTTCCAGTCAACCGGTAATAGTTGCACAGGCAGAAGAAATGGGTGATAATATTACAGAATACTTAGATGAAAAGAACGAGGCAGAGAAATTTGCTCACGATATGGAAGAAATGAAGATCGTAGACCCTCTTGGGTATGAGAAATTTTTACGAGAAGAGGATGTAAACCATGCCTAATTTTAAAATTGATAAGTTAAAAAAGATGTATGCTGCAGGTAAGAGATGTGACGATCAAGTGTTTGCAGAACAACGAACTAATATTTTATTAAGAGCTGGAGATCATTACAATAAAAAAAGTAAATCAACATATGACAATCTGAGAACGAAAGGTAACGTAAACTCAAAACAAAAAATCCGTTTGGTGAAAAACCATATTCACAGAATCACAAATCTATTTATTAATTCTATTTTAGAAGGGAATCCTTCTGTCTCTACGGTGCCTTATAATGATAGTGAACTCTCTGATGTTAAAAGCTCAGAGATGAATAATGCCGTCTTGGATTGGATAAAGAACTCAAACAATTGGGAACGAAAACAAGAAAAGTTTGTTCACGACTTTATTGTTATCGGTGAGTGTTGGGGAAAGATAAGATGGGATTATAGTAAAGGTCCTGTTGTTGCCCAAGACGAAGATGGAAGACCGATTCGTTCAGGAGAGTTTGTGATTGAAAGGGTTTATGCTTTTGATTTAAAAAGAGATCCTACTGCAAGAGATGCACAAGAATGTGAGTGGTGGATTCATGAAACAATGGTGGAGGTAGAAGAATTAAAAACAACAGTTCGAGAACTGTCTCCAGATAATATAGAAAAAGTAACTTCAGGTAAGCTTGCATCTAATTATAAAATATTCGATGCGAACACTGGAGATTATAAAGATGTAAAAGAACAAGCTTCTGTTAAAGAACTTTTTTATAAACCTAGTTCAAGATATCCTGAAGGATATTATGTTATGTTTGTAGATGACTTTATTATAACAGAAGGTCCGTTACCTTTTGGTATATTCCCTTTAGTTGGAGAAGGATTTGATGAGATGACTACATCTCCAAGGTCAACTTCGATTATTAAAGTTTGTAGACCATATCAGGTAGAAATAAATAGAGCTTCAAGTAAACAAGCTGAACACCAAATCACCCTAGGAGATGATAAGGTTTATATTCAGAAAGGAACTAAGTTAAGCTCGGGAGGAATGTTAAATGGAGTTAGGGCCATACAATTTTCTGGGCAAGTACCTATTATTCAGCCTGGCCGCACTGGCGACCAGTTTACTGTCTACGGGCAAGCTCAAGTACAAGAAATGTACGAAGCGTGCGGGTTATCGTCGATGCTCGAAGACAAAGCACCATCATCGGGGGATCCATACCAACTTCTTTTCAGATCTATGAAAGAGAAGAAAAAGTTTGTTAAGTATGTATCTAAGTATGAAAGATTTGAAATTGAATTGTTTTCTAAAATATTAGAGATGGCAAAAAACTATTTAGGTCCAGAGCATTTAATTAGAATGGCCGGGAGATCTGAAGCAGTTAATGTGGCAGAGTTTAATCGTATAGACGATACAGGATTTCAAATTAAAGTTATTCCACAGTCTGGAGATGTTGAAACTAAGTTTGGTAAGATATTATCTCTTACACAAGTTATGCAATATGCAGGAAGTTCACTTACACCTGATCAGTTAGGGCAAGTTATTAAGGAACTACCTACTGGTAATGCAGATCAAGCATTTTCTACTTTGACTGCAGACACAGATAATATTAGAAACGATATCCTTGCGATGGATAGAGGGGAACCAGTAATGGTTAACCCTTACGATAACCATCAGTTTTATATTCAAGGATTGAATCATAGAATGAAAAAATCTGACTTTAAATTTTCAGCACCGGAAGTGCAGGAACTTTATTTTCAGAAGATACAGCAGCACGAGGCTATATTCGCTGAACAGCAACAAGCCTTGCAGCAGCAATCATTAGGCATGATACCTCAAGGAGGATTCCTGACCACCGTAAATGCGTCATGGGAAAATCCAGCTACAGGAAGAGTAGAGAGGATTAAAGTGCCGTCGGAAGCCATTAAGTGGTTAGTAGACAAGTTGAACGCACAAGGTGCATTTGTAGAACAGCAAGGCGAACTCCCAATGGATTCGCAAGCTAATATTGCTACAGGTGGATCTTTGCAAGAATCTCAGTCGCAAACTGAGGCCCCAATAACTGAGGCCGTAAGCCAAGGAGTATAGAATGAGCGAAGAAGTATTAGATGGACA